GCGCACGTCACGGTGCCGCTCGACATCTACAAGGCAATCGGGCGCGTCGCCGAGCGCGAGCAGAGCGATCCGTTTGTGGCGCGGCGTTTGGCCGCACACTACCGGCAGGGCATATGGACGCCGTCTGACGACCAGCGAGCAAAGCAATGAAAAAGGAACGGCGTGGTGCCGTGCGGCAGTGGCAGACTCAGGCTTTGCCATCACAACCACATAAGCAAGGTGGCAAGGCGCATTACTATGCGGCTGATCGACTGAAACGCGACGAGTATATCGCAACGGTCGGCATGTATCCCGAGCGAGCGATGATGACCGGGGAACGAAGCGATGACTTCGCCACGGAATAAACAGACACAGTGCCCGCATTGTGAGCCACACGGCTGTCCCGGCGTGGGCGCTTGCGAGTTTTTTGGTAACCCCGAGTGCACGATCATCTGCCCCGAGTGTAAGCACCCCGGCTTGTGCGTACACTTCGGTTACCCGCCGCACTGCCCATTATCGAGGGCGGCGTCATGAATTGGCTTTGGTCTGTATTTGGGTTCATCGGCGGTGCTTGCTTCGCTTTTGCGGCGATTCCGGCTGCTATTCGTTGTATTCGCACCGGGCAATCGAGCGGTACGCCGCTGAGTATAGCATGGGTGGTGTTTGTGGGGTGTATCTGCCTCTACACGTATCTAACCGGGCTGCATGGGTTTGATTGGCTGCTCACACTGATCTATGGGACTGAAACGGTTTCGTGGGGTGTAGTGCTTTGGTACGGTGATCGTTCATGAAGATAGACGACCTGCCATTAACCGCGAACGACTCCGACATCGCCCAGGCGATCACTGACGAACTTTTGCAGGTCTCGCGTCTGCCGCCGTACAAATTGGCGGTGTGGCATAAAGCCAAGGAGGGACCGTGCGCGCTGCCGGTGCACTCAATCATCGACAACGGTCGAATGTGCATGGTCGTTTACCAAAACCCGCACGAGGCGGGGCAGTGGATTGTCAAGGCGCTACGAATGGGGTACATTGTTGCACGGCAGGAGGGTCGGGATTGGCTTCTTCACCGGCACTCGGTCGCCGACATCCGCCGGGCACTTGACTATCGCGCTAAACGGGCGCAAATGACTCCCGCAGAGCGACAGGCAGAGGACGATGAAATTCCGTTTTAAGCGCGACGACGCCGGACAGCCTTGGTTGAGTTGGGCTATACGGTTTCCGATACTCGGGACGCTTTTTGGGAGTGTGACATGGCATTGAGGATCGTGTTTGCAGCGACGCTCTTGATCGCCGCGCTTTTGCCAGCGGCAGCGGATCAATGCGGCGACCAGTTCCGCTGGACTTGTCAGGTCACCGGTACGGACGGTCACGGTCACGACGTAATCAAATGTTGGTGTGAGTGATGGGCGCCCCCGACACCGTGTCACCTACAGCGGCCGACGAGACAAGTCGCCGCATCACCTTTTGGGAACAAGCCGAGGCGGAGGTCAGGAGCGCCGAACACACGCTTCGTTGCGCACAATCCGAGCGGGACAGAGCGAAGGCCGGGGTTATTGAGTGGCTCGTGCCCGATGGTGTCCAAGCGAAGAACGGCGACAAGTTCAACATTTGGTGCGGGGACAACCTGTACACCGTCACCAAGCTCAACGCTTCCGAATATGGGATTACTGAAACCAAGAGGCCCGTCGCCAAATGAAACTACCTAAATCGGACCTACTTCCACGAACATTGACACCGACTCAATCCGCTGTCCGGGCAACACGTCAGTCTGTCAGCGACGTAGCAAAGAATATGCACGAAGCTGCCGACGCCGAACTAGCCGCCCGGCTTAATCTCGACATCAAAGGCGACCCCAACGATCCGCTCAAGGGGGCTATCGAGAAAGCTATACCGCATCGTGTGAAAATGGATATAGCTCCGGATGGGCGGCGCCTAGAGACTCACGTGAGCAACAGGGATCGTGAGCCGAGCAAATGAAGCTCACAGTTACCACCTACGATGAAATGGTGCGCGAGACGCTTCGCAATATGGCGTTCGGCGCGCGCGAGCGTTCGCACTGTCCAATTTCCAACTTCAAGGTCGGCGCAGCTATCCTTAGCTCCCGCCACTTCGCCGCCACTGAGCGCCTAGAGCAAATCAAGGGTCATCATTTCTATGTCGGGACCAACTTCGAGGACCCGGCTTTCAACCATACGATTCACGCCGAGCAAGCAGCCATCGGTGCCATGATCGCCGAGGAAGGTGCTGCCCCGCTCGACGCTGTTGTCGTAGTCGGCGGCGCCTGTGATAAGGACCCGATCCTTCCCTGTGGTCACTGTCGGCAGTTGCTTGTCGAACTCACGGACGATGACACGCCAATCTTTTCGTACAGTGAGGACGACACGTATCGAGGGATGTGGACACTCGGCACGTTGCTTCCTTTCGCGTTCCGCTTGAGTAACTTCAAATGAGCCAGTGGGGCACACCGAGACGGTTCGGTCGAGGCGGCACACGTATTCGTGTGTTGCCTGCCGTGGATACCGGCAGCGTTTGGAATAAGATTGAAAAAGATACGGATACGATTGCAGAGTTGGTCCTGATCGACATCGAATTCATTGACGGCAAGCAGACCCAGGAAGAAGTGGCGCGCGCCAATCGGATGCTCGCGGAGTTGAAGAATGAGTACGTTGGGCGTCCGTACTTCGAATGGACCGAGCCGGTGACAGTATTATGACCAGCATCGGACCAGGAAAGTGCTACCGATGCGGCGAGCCGGTACTCTCGTGGAGCATTTCGCTCGGACCGGGCATGAGGCCGGAGCATGATGTTTGTTTGAAGCCGGACATCCGGACTCTCGACGAAGTACAAGCCGACATCGACGCGACGGTCGAGCAAGGACCGTTCAACGAAATCGAGAGCAAACGCAATCGTCAAGTGCTCGCCGACTGGAACGACGCGATACGCTTCGGCTACACAATTGTTTGGGATAATATGGTGATCGGCCATTGTTCGAAATCATATTGCTTTTGCGTGGCGGAGAAACTTCGACCGGAAGGATGTCTGTACTTCACTCCCGTTTGGAAACAAAGGAACGATCCCATGAACGACACGATGTCTAATCCCACACGAGCCACTGCCACTGCTCTCGTTAACAAGTGGGCGGCCGATTGGGGGAGCCTCTCACTCTCCGGAGGCGGTGCTCTGAGCGATTTGATCGACCGTGTAACCAAGGCGCTCTCCCCGCCTGTGCCGCCGACTCCGCGTACATGGGACGGCAAGCCGGTCGTTGACCGTTATTGTGTGATCGGTGTTGATGCTTATCAGCGGACGTGGTTGCCGACACTCGCTGAGGCGCTCGATCATGCAGGTACGCTGTTTGAACGCGGCAAGGACAACAGCAAGAAGGGGTTCCTGATATTCTCCGATCCGCACACCGCCGTCATCTTCTTCATTGGCGGCTTGTTCGGTAGTCTGCGCTATGACGGCTAACCTTTAATAAGGGAGCCGAACCGTCTCCATATTGAAGGTTGCCGATAACAAGGGAGTTGACGATGACGACTAAAGCTAAAACGAAGGCGGCAAAGGCAAAGGCCACTCACAAACGCGCACAGGCTTTCGCTGACCGTACCGGGGTCTACATCCCCGACATGGGGATCGAGCCGCATGTGAAGCCGGGCTTCACACCCCCGAATGCGAGCGAGACCGAGGTATGGCCGGCACCCGGCACAAAGGCGCCCGGCGGCGCGGCTACCTACAGTGATGTGGTCGAGGCGCTCCACCTCGTTCGCAACGTCTGCGGCAAAGATCAAGCTCTCACCCTTCTCAGGAGTGCGGGTGCGATGAGTGTTCGCAATCTTGAGCCGCGGTGTTATGATGCACTTGTCGTTTCGTGTGAGCAAGTGGTTGCTTTGATGCTACACACACGTCGCGGCGGTCGGGGCGTCCCCGATGCCACCGCTGCCAGCCAAGCTGACGCCCCGGATGCCTTACGGGCTGCATTTCGCGTTGCGGGCGCTTGAGTCGATCCTTAAGGGCGATCCGGTTCTGATCCAACACGCAGCCCTGGTCGCGCCTTATGATAATCGAGCGCACGTCGCGCTTGTGCACGAAGAGGGTCGCCGAGCGGCTACTATTCTGCTCGGCGTCGCCAAGGGTGCGCTCGCAACCGGTTATCCGACTATGGAGAAGCCGGTGGTGAAAGCCGCAATGAGCGCCCATCTGCGGGCGATTGAGACGGCATTGAACCCGAAGGGGTATGACTGGACGCACCGCCTCGCGGCAGTGGCTCACGTGCGCGCGGCTATCGAGCTTTGGTCAGTTGCGGTCTCGATGCATCAGACTTAATTTTCGACGCCCTCAAAGTCGCTGGCGCGCTGAGCATCCGCTTGCTTATTGCTGGCCTTACGCTCACTCTCGTACTGTTCTGCGAGACGATCTTTGAGCATAGCGTAGCGACCATGCAGGACCCACACACGAATCTTCTGCCCGGAACTCAGGCGCACTTGTTTTGGGTGTTTGATCCCCCGCAGCCGGTCCCGGAGAAAGTTCGGGACGGTCGCTGTCGTCAGTCGATTGGCTCGCTGAATCGTGGACGGCATTGCCTCCACAATGTCGGTGATGGTGACGACGTTGCGAGTCAGTGGGACGTTGCCTTCGTTTTCAATAAGCCATGTCTCCGCGTCGGTGCGCGACAGTTCGATCATGGTTTCCTTCGCTGCGGACCATGGTGCTCGGCTAAGCCCGTTGTAGATGATCTTTACTTCGTTGCCGGCCCGGTCCTTGGTAACCAGCGGGAAGTCCCCGATCTTGCGATCCAAAAGTTCTTGGTATATCGCGGGCACCATGTCGGGGTCGCGCGCGGGCATACCCGGTTCATCAGGGACGGCGGCGAGCAGCGGAGCGTAGTAAGCAGCTTCCTCGTCGGGAGCTTTTGTCTCCGCGAGGGTCTCGATAATGAACCAACGCCGATCCTTGTCGTCAACCGGGAGCGCATCCGTGTGATTGGTGATCCCCAACATGGCGGCGTAGTTCGGAATTTTGAACGCCGGGATACCTTTCATGTTCACTTCGACAGATGTCTCGGTGATAAGGTCGCGCATGGCATTGATGTTCTCGCGGCGCCCGACCTGCATCACTTCTTCGAGGAGGCACAGGCGGCAGTCTTTGAGCCACGAGTTGAAGTCACCGCCCATCGACGAGTTCTTCGGGCGCTGTGTGTTGTTCTCCCCGATGATTTGCTCCATGACGCGGGCGATCCAGCTTTTGCCGGTGCCGGTTTCGCGACCGACAATGAGGAGCGCGTGATTGGGTTTGCGCGAGGGGTTTTGAATGACCCACGCCATCCAATTCAGCACGGCGTTGCGGTCGTTAGGGTCCGGAAACAGATACTCAAGATGTTTGTTCCACAGCGTCGTATCGCCGGGCATTGGAGTGACCGGACTTGGGCGCCATACATTATACTCGGAGCCATTGATTTCCGGGTGACCGGGGCGAAAGGCAATGACGTTGAAGCGGCGCAGAATGTCTTTCCGCTTGAACAGATACCGCGATATGGACGAGGCTCCCTTGGGGCAAAGATAGTTGAATTCCGAGTCGAACTGCGAACCCTCCCAATTCATCGTAGGTTTAAGCCGGTTGATGAATCGCTTGATACCGGTGACCCAAACCCAACGATTGCACAGTTCGGTGAGCGCGCCCCAAGTCTTGCCGTCCTTCGTCTTGTGAACGGTGTAATCCGGCTTCACCGACTCGTCGATTTCGCCGAGGAGGATCATCGGAGTGTTGGTGGATGGTTCATCATCGTCCCAAGGTTCGCGCTCCGGCGCAGCGGTGTCGGCGGGCGCGGCGGCCGGCGCATCCTCCTCCTCTACAACAGCCGACTCGTTCAGCCACGAGTCATCCTCCGCCGTGGCTTGTGCAGCGGCTTTAGCCGCTTCCCCTTGCAAACGTGTCCCTTCGTCGCTTTCGTTACCGGGGGCGTCAGTGACCGCTTGCTTTTTGTCCTTGAATGTTTTGCGCCATTCCTTTTGCGCAGCGAGCACGGCGTCCGAAGGCTGGAACCGGACCACTCCGCCATCGCCGACTTCATAGTTGGCGCCCCAATTCTCCGGAGTCGGTTCGTCATTCCCCTCATAGTCAGCGGCGGCAGTAGCCGCGCCCGGTTGTGTTTCTTTGAGGTAGAGCCACGCGTTGTGGACTTTCACGTCGAGCCGGTCTGCGGGCGCCCCTTCAAACGCCTCCCATTGCGGCACGCATCGTGGATTGTAGTGTTCGAGAAGAAGATTGACCGAGTTGCTTTCCGATATGCCGTGGTCCTTCAAGACGCCAGCGACCATCAACAGTGTGTTCTCGCCGTTGTTGCCTTGGATAGCGGGCGGCGCATCGGTTTTGAGATAGTCGATAGCCCACTCGACATTCGCGTCGGTGTCCAACTCGATCACCGGGGTTTGGTCCGCCTCCGCTTGATTGGTGTTGCGGAGATAAAGACCAAACCAGTCTGGCGTTGGCGCTATGCGTTCGTCGTTGATGGCTTCATAAGTACCAGCAACTTGACGGGCGGCCGGATCGTCGTCAGTCACGCAACCGGGCAACAGCACGTAGTTGGGCGAGTCCACGTCCCGACCAAAGCCATTGACCCCGAGCCGGCACTTGTGGGTAACTCCGTTGGCCTCCTCAAAATAGAAGTGGAAGCCGCCGCTCGGCGTGCGCACGATAAACGTTGGCGGGAAAGCGCCGTGCTTAGCGAAAAGATTTTCGAGTGTTTGCTCGCCGACTTTGCCGGGCTTCATGTCGCCATCGACGACAACGACTCCGGACTTCTTGAGGGCCAAGCCCCAATTGCAGTTGCGGTACGCCGAGTTCCACTTGCGGATTTGAATGATGTCGTTGGACGCTTGTTCCAGGCCGGGTCCCAAGGGAATGCACGGCGGGTCTTTCTTGAGCGAGCGGATCGGGAAAATGAACCAGTTTGGGTGAGCCTGCAAATTTTTGAACGCAACGTTAGTAAGGGTGTCTCCGGGATTCATAGGGATGCCTCATGACAGTGGCGGGGGGACGGTGTTCGATAGCAGATGATTCAAAACAACGCAACAGTCAATCGCACTTGACACACGAAGAAAAATACGCGTAGAGTGCGTGCCATGGAAGCCCCCAAGATATTGAATCGTTTGATCGGAGTTGCACTCGCCATCGGCGTCCTCGTCGTTGGTTTGCACGCGACCGGCGTTGATGATTATTTCGCTAAAACGATTACCTACCAACAAGAGCATTCATCGCCCGCGCCGAACCCGTATGAGGTAGCGCGGCCGATTCTGAATTTGGGTTTGTCAGATTTTCCGTGTCTGCCGACCAAACAAATAACTAAAACGAGCGACGGTGCGAGGCGCGCCGACTTCCTTAAGCGTTTCGTTGCGCCGACCATTTACGCCTCGACCGTTGACGAGGCGAAGGCAAAACGCATCATCGCCGACTCCGTTAACAAGCTCTCGACCATTAAGAAGCGTTACGCCGGTCACGCGATTTCCGCTAAAACGAAGGCGAAGCTCAGGCGGTCGATGTTTACGAAGATGAAGGACGCGCACGTTTACAAGTTTATCGTGTCGCACCACCACAAGTCTAAGACGCACCACCACCACCACCACCATCATTCAGGCGGTCATCACCACCATCACCACAGCGGCGGTCACCACCATCATTCAGGACCGCAAAAAATATCTGCTCACGGACCGCCGACCCACTTGACGGGGTGCGGTCCATGATGTACGGGTTTGCTTGGACGGCGGAGAGAGGACCGCGCGCGCAAAAAGAACGTATGGCCTCTCTGGTGATTGACACCCGACACTGCGCCGTCCAAAATTCCGCTTGCAACAGAAGGAAGTCCCCAAATGTCTGATGCTCTCCTGACTCGTATCGCGGTCGCGATCGAAGCCTTGGTTACTATCAAGAGCGGCGTAGCCGGCAAAACAACCGGCAAATCGACACCCACCCAAACACCATCCACTGCGGCAACTGGCAAACCGGCGACTGCTCCGGCGACTGGCGCGTCCAAGCCGGCGACTGCTCCGAAGGCGACTCCGGCGGCTGGCACCAAGCCCGCTACGCCGACCAAGCCTGCGGCGGCTACTCCAAAGACCGCTGCCACGACTACGGTTCCGGCGGATGGACCAGCCAGAGACACCAAGGACCCGAACGGCAAGAACACCTACGGCGATGTGGTGGAGGCGTTAAAGGCCGTTAAGAACGCGCAGAACAAGGAAGCGGCTCTCGCCATCATGGCGAAAGTTGGCGGCGTCGGCGCGGTTCGGGATTTGAAGCCGCCTCTCTACGACGCGGTTGTCGCGGCGGCTACCCACGCGCTTCACCCGCCAAAGGCTACATCAGCCGGGACGGTCGTTGTCACCGACGACTTGGGCGAGGCGGTCGATACTTCCGGCGCGAGCGCCGGGACTGCGGAAGCGGACGAACCGCCCGAAGGTGGCTCCGGCGAGGACCTGTAACGAGAATGAGCGCGGGGCACAGTCCCGTAATTCAGCCTTGAAGCCGAACAGCCGCAAAGGTGAGTCGGCACCATGAGCGAAAAAAGTGGTGACAAGCTGGCGCGCTCAGACCTTTTAATGGAGGTTTTACCATGCGCAAGTTCACACGTTCGGACCTTAACGCCGCGATCTATGCTCATGTTTATAAGTTTGGCGGTGTCAAGACATGCGAGATTTTGGTGGCTGTGACCGGGATACCGGAAGCGAACTCTGGTTCTGATTTTCCCGAAGTCTACTGGTCTGCGCTGATCGAGCGGCTCACCAATTTCGGGCAAGAGGATGCGCTGTGGTCTCAGATGCCACCAAAAGCTCTACTTCGGGCGTTGCGTTTCAATCAAATGGCAGGTCGATAATTGTGTGCAGGCAAGGAACGGGAGGCTGCGTGACCATGGCAAGCCCAAATCAAGTAACCAAAGATTTCACGCTCGCGCGCACATCGCTTATCATGGGCGCGTATGCCATTACTCAAAAGCTGCGGCAGGGTCAGCCTCTCACGCTTCTCCGCGAGCCGACCAGCAAAGTTTACGCGAACGATGTTATGGTCGTTGTGGCTACGCCCGGCGGTAACCGTAAGATCGGCTACCTGCCGCTCGGCCTCGCCGACGAGATTGCGCCCCTCATGGACCGCAACATCAAGGTCATCGCCCGTAAGGCACCGAACGTGCTCTATGGCATCTGCCAACTTGCCTATATCAAGCCTTCCGAAGAAGTCAATCCGGAGACCGGCTTATCCGGTGCCGAGGCTGATCTTCATCCTATTCCCGCCGAACCGCCGGTACTTGCGCCGGGTGTTACGGCTGAGGTATACGAACGCGCACGCGCTAACCAGTTGCCCGAAGGTGTGACGCAAGAGGACCTCGACACCGCCACCGATCTTCCGCCGCTCGGCGACAGTCGCCGGCCACATATCAAACCCCAAGAGGACCCCAATGGCGAACCAACTCCCGACATCGACACCGGCTCGGTGTAAAGCCTACGAAGCACTCGATGGTGAGCGCAACTATCAGGACAAGACCCATCCGTCGAGTCCTGTGCCGACGCTGATCGAATTTACGAACCTCCTGATCGAGTACACCGACAAGCTCGCGGCGGATGTCGTCTCCGGCAAGTCGTCGTCTCCGGTCGGCGGTCCGCTTAAGCGATTGCGCGAGGTTGCCGCTATCGCCATCCACGCCATGGAAATCTACGGCGTACAGCCGCGCGAGAACCATGTTCCAGCGAGTATGGGGATCAAGGGCACTTTGGACATCAAGGACCTGGGCGACAAGCTCGCGAAAGCGCGGACCACTGCTCCGGCTTCGGCTCCTGCCGCTGCGGCTCTGGCTCCGGCTCCGGCTCCGGCTCCGGCTCCGGCTCCGGCTCCGGCTCCGGCTCCGCATGTCGCTCCGCCGACAGAGCATCCTATCCCGCGACCAGCGATCCATCCGCATCTGCCGGAAGGACCGACTCAGACAGCCATTCCGGTCAAAGAACAGATGCCCGTGCCGCACGACGAAAAGAAGTAACCACCCACCAACTGGAAAGGAAGTCCCATGGCAGACTACATTACAGCGGCGCAAGACGCCGATGCGATCATTGCCGGCGAAGTCGCTCGGCAGGATCAAATGTGGGGCGTCGCGAACGAACGCGCCGACTCTACTCAAGGTCAGTTGCTCCGCGCTGGTCTCGCGCAGTTGGAGGCTCTCTTGCTGCGACGCGATGGCGAGGCTAATACGTTTGGCGGAGCGCCGAACGTTTATCCGGCCGACTGGTCCGGCTTCCGAGACTACGGGTCCGACGTGGCGAACCTTGCGGTCGCTGCGGCGTATATCCGGCAGGAAATCAAGCGGCTCATTGCGCAAGGTGCAGACACCACGCGCACGTCCCGCGATCCCGCTACTCAGCCGTACACGGGCGATCAACCGGCGGTGCAATTCTAAATGCCAATGCTGCGAAGCGCGCGCACGCTGAGCTACTTCGGCGTGACGCACGAAGCCCCCACCGGACGCGGATCGCGTCCGGCGGAGACGTATCGAGGAGCGCGGCGCAATGCCGCACGCGATGCAAAGTGGCCGTCCCGACGCCGCAAACGGAGGGAGCCGAAGTTCGACGAATAACGGGGGACGGTGTTATGACGATCATTGTGTGGCGTGCAGGCGTAATGGCTTGCGACTCGTGTTGGGCTAGTCAAGGCACGCAAACCGTCAGCATGATAAAGATTAAGCGGCTGTCGAGCGGAGCATTGCTCGGCGGTGCCGGCGATAACGACGGTCGCGAAATGGAAGTTCTCCTCGATAAAATTCGCGACCCCGCCAAGCTCCCGACCCGGCAACAACTGATCGCGACCAAACTCGGCTACGAAGGCTTGCTTGCATTTCCGCGCGGTGGCGTGTGGATGATTTCGGCTGGTCGCGTCGATGACGCGGGCTACCCCACCGAAGAAGATGTCGAGACAGATATGGGCGTGTGGCCTGCCGCCACTATGGGCGGATATGCCGCATGTGGCTCCGGCGCAGACTACGCGCTCGCGGCTATGGATGCAGGCGCGACAGCACGTCAAGCGGTCGAGATAGCGTGCAAGCGCAACATTCATTGTCGTCCCCCGGTGCATGTGCGTAAACTGTTTGATGACAAGCATCCGCAGCCGGGGCGTGGTCGTGCGAAACGATCTTGATGCTTTATCGACGCCGCCGGTCTACTGCTACTTCGGTCAACAGACGGAGGTTGCCGAGTTCTGTCGCCGCACATTCTTGATGTCTCCGCTACGTGCGGCGTTTACACCCGATCAAATCGACGGTGAGCGACCAACGTTTATCTATGTTCGGAATCACATTAACCCGGTGCCTGACGAATGGTGGTACTATCTCGCGGGAGTAAACGCTCGGTACGCGGAACTCGCGGACACGTCGGACAAGGCGCTATGAGCATCGTTACGATCAACTATCGAGTGTCCTACCGCAGCCTCATGAAGCGCAGCAAAGCCGATGTCGTCAGTGCCTACCTGCAACTCATGGAGTCGATCAAGCCAGCGAGCGCCGACGCCTGCTCAGCCCGCAACATTTTGGATAAAACCGAGCCGAAGCTCTTGACAGTGACCCACGAACTAGGCTTATTGCGGCGTTGGTACGAAGGATCGAAGCATCTAGTCGGAAGCGACTCATGAGCAAGTCCCCCAAACAGCCACTCACGAATGCCGAGTTCACTCGGCATATTTCACGTATGGGTCGTACCATAAGTATGACGCTTGTGACGTTGACGGAAGGCATGTGGAATCCCGACTACTGCAAAGCATCAGCCGATATGTACGCGCTCAGTGTCATCGACGATCTTGAACATCAAATCAAATGGATCAAAAAGCGGCTCAAATCATGACCGATGAACAACCCCAACTTAAGAAGATCGCGCTTCAAGGTCTCGGGCGTGTCGGCTCGACTATTGCGGCGATCCTCAAGAACCCCGCTCCGCTGCGATATGAAGTCGTGGCAAAAGACGTGTTGGACGACGATGATCTTGTCGGCGCGTTCGCAGTTATCAATGCGGCGCCATACTTCACATCAGTTCCGCTTGCTACGAAGGCTGTGTTGGGTGGTGCCCACTATCTCGACATGACTGAGGATGTCGAAGTTACCCGCGAGTTGCGCGACCTTGCCGAGACTCTGCCAATCATGAGCGAAGCCGCTTGTGGCGTAGCAATCATTCCGCAATGCGGATTGGCGCCGGGTGTTGTCTCGATTATAGCCGGGCATATGGCTCGTAAATTCGAGAAGCTCGACACTCTAAAGATTCGCGTCGGGGCGCTCCCGCGTCACCCGAACAATATGCTCGGCTACGCGCAGACCTGGAATCTTGACGGTCTCGTAAATCAGTACCACGGATGGGCTGACGTAGTGCGTGAAGGCGAGCACTGCAAAGTGCCTCCGCTTGTCGATGTTGAGGAACTGACCGTCGAGGGCGGTCAGTATGAGGCGTTCACTACCGCCGGAGGTATTGGCACGCTTTGCGATTCGTTTCCCAAAGCCCGGACGATCAACTACAAGACCATCCGGTATCCCGGACACGCGAAGCTCATGCGGTTTTTAATAGAGGACATGGGACTTAGCCGTGTCGAACTTAAGAACGCGCTCGCACGCGCTCTGCCGTTAATAGATCAAGATGTCGTTTTGATTTCGATTTCGGCGACCGGCATTGGCGGCGGCCTGCTTCGGCAGTTGACCTATTCCAAAGTAGTGCTCGGCGTGCCCGGTCGCAGCGCCTTACAGACGACGACGGCGGGTGCAACTTGTGCGGTGCTTGACTTATTGACCGAAGGCGCGATAGAACAGCGCGGTTTCATTCGGCAAGAGAACATCCCTCTTGAGGCTTTTGTGAAAAATCGTTTTGGCCGAGGATTTGCATGATCGAAAAGAGGGTCACGCGAAGAAAGAAGGACGCCGCATACCGTGCTCGACCAGAGGTTAAGAGGCGGAGAGAGGAAACGTCGGCTGCGTGGTACGCTCAAAACCGAACACGAGTAAAGAAGATAAAGGCTGCGCAATATGCCGAGAACAAAGTGCCTATGCAGGTTAAGAGTCGGCGCTATTATGCCCAAAACAAAGTACAGATAGGCGCGCGAATGAAGAAATATCGGGCTAAACTTGAAAATCGAGCGCGAAAAATAGCTTATGACTCAGGAATGTGGATTGAAATACCGAATCGCTTACCTCCCGATTTATGTGAATGTTGCAACCAAAAATCAACTCGCGGATTTCATTTCGATCATTGCCATGAAACAGGTCGGTTTCGTGGGTGGTGCTGTCACCAATGCAATACCGGGCAGACGGCAGCGAACGGTGTTCGCGGAGCAAAAATATGGCTTGCATATCTTGAGCGCCCGTGGCAACAAGCCGAGCCGATTAGATGGGCGTATCCAAGGGAGCGGCTAGTCGCCGTCGCGGCATGAACATACCCCAGGCGCTCGCCGACCTGCTTAACCAGACTGATCCCGGCTTCGTGGCATTCGTATTCGCGCATCCGACGCGCATCTTTCGTGTCTCCGCCAAACAGGACTTCTGTACGTTCCGCGTCGAGCAGTTCACACGCACCAATAAGGACAACATGAACCCGAGAGGGTCCTGGCATACGCTCAGCACGCACGGAAGCGAAATGCCCGGCATGATGTTGGATACCGCGTGCAAAGCTATGATAAAAGCGCAATTGGACTTCATCAATAAACTGACTAAGCGCTTGGCGCCGACGCCAGACCAAGTGAAGCAACAGATTTTGAGGACGAAACAATGACGCGCCGAGTGCTTGCCGTGACCGATCCGACGTGCGATATTGTAGTGTTTTTCCGACCCGATGGTTCTGCGCAAGCGGTCATCAAGGCTCGGGAGCACTCGACGACACATGAGATACCCGCGCCACCTAAGGGCGAGCGCATCGCAGTCAAGCGCACGCCAGATGGATGCGTTGAAGTAGTGTATGAGGAGATAGAATAATGGGTCACACCGAGGACAGTGAAATGCGAGAGCCGAGCCGGATGTCAGAGGCCGAGTTGATCGACGCATTGGACACCAAGTTCGGCACTAAATCCATCTTCCCCGACGAGCCGGTGTGGATCGAGGACGACTTCTCTGAGTTGAACGAGGCGTTCGACGCTTTCACAGCCAAGTATGGTCCGGATGCGCCCGACGTGTCTCGCTACCCCATCGACCCCGAGCGTGCTGCGAAGAAGGCGGCGTGGTACGCGTCGCAAGGCTTTGGTACGTTGCGCGTCAAAGCCATCGAAGTCTCCAAGCGGGTCGGCAACGTCTCTCGCAAGACCCGTTACGAGTTCGAAGGCGGCGGCCCTTGCATAGTCCTGGGGGTCAAACAATCAGGACTGACTCCTCCAATCATCGGTGAGGAGATTTTTGTAGCGGCTCTCGAACCGGAAGATGTCGATGCCTGATTTTCTTTTTAACTGATCTGTCCGACTTCTGTAGTTGGCAGTGCGTTCGAGGCTTCGCATCGTTGCCCCGAGAAATGCAACAGCCGCGCCGAAAGCGGGCAATGCCGAATTTTACCTGCGAGAAAGTAGATGACTCAACACGCTAAGCATCCATCAATCCCCGGTTTGTCCGCGACCCGCGACGGTCGCGTATTCCGAAATGGGCGACAACTAAAAGACCGCCCGGATAAGGATGGCTATCGCATCTTCTCGTTCTGGATGGGTAGCGGATATTTGACTCTGCGCGTTCATAGGGTTGTTCTCGCGTGCTTTAGGGGCGAAAGCAACCTCGAAAGTGACCACAAAGACCGTAATCGTGCGCACAATGCACTAAGAAATCTCCAATACCGCGACGTGCCCGCTAACCGACGCAACGTCGGTGTACGATATGACTCGTCATCGGGAATAAGGAATGTGCGCTATCGTCCGTCCCGGCGAAAATGGCAAGCATATTGCCGGGACGCCGGTCGGTTTAAGTCGCTCGGTCATTTCCAAACAGCCAGAGAAGCTAAGCAAGTAGCGGAGACACGTTATGGCGGGTAAGCACGCGAAACTTAGTCCTAGCAGTGCTTCGCGTTGGATGCACTGTCCCGGTTCGATCCGCAAGATCGGCGACGAGCCGAACCAAGCTGGTATGCCCGCCATGATGGGCACGGCGGCGCATAAAGTCATCCAGTTCATGCTCGAAAAAGGCGACCGAAATGCCGAGGCGTTTCGGGGCTACATCGTCCAGGTCCAGCAAGCCGGCGAGGAGGAAACGCTGATCTTCGCGAGCGACGATCCGCTGGCGTTGTCCGAAAAGCCGGGCTGGTTTGCGTTCCCGGTGAACGACGAAATGGTCTACGGCGTGCAAACCATGATCGACGAGGTTGACCGCCTCACCGCCGAAATGGTTGATCCGGCGATCTTCACTGAACGCTTCCTCGATATGACGTGGCTCGACTCACGTCTCGGGGGCACCGCCGACGTGACGCTGATCGACAACGATCCGCTCGGCGACGGCTGGATTCATTTGCTCGACTACAAAAATGGTCGCGTGATCGTCGAAGTGTTGGACAATGAGCAGATGAAGAACTATGCTGTGGGATTGCTCCACGAGCACCCCGAGGCGCTCGGCGTGGTGGTGCATCTTGTGCAGCCAAACGCCACGCACGAAGATGGTATTATCCGTACCGCGATCTACACGCGTGACGAGTTGCTGACTTTCGAAGTCGAATTGAAGAAAGCAGCCGACGCAACGTCGGCACCGAACGCGCCGTTGCGGGCTGGCGAGTGGTGCATGTATTGCCCGGCCAAGGTGAATTGTGAAGCCTTTGAGGCGCTCGCCAAGGACGAAGCCGCCGCCGACTTTGGGGCGGACCCGGAGGAGTTCTTGCCGGTGCCGCAGTTGGCTTTAGACAAGGGGGGACCGGAAGTTTACGACGAACCAACCGAATACCGTGCGGCGCTCGCCCGCAAGGCTAGATGGATTCCGTTGCTCGACCAGTGGGCACGCGACATCCGCGCTCGCATTCAGATCGAACTTTGTAATCGCAATCCAGTGGGTGACTGGAAGCTGGTACGCGGCAAGTCAAACCGGGCGTGGTCGCCCGACGAAGTAACGGTGCAGGGTGTATTCAATGAAAAGTGGGGTATCTCTGACGATTATTTGTTCGCGGCGCCGAGGATGAAGTCACCCGCGCAAATCGAAAAGACGACGATCCCTGGCAAAGACAAAAAGACGCTCAAGAAGATCGTTGACTCGCTTGCGAAGAAACCGCCCGGCAAGCTCAGCATTGCGCCCGGCACTGACGCACGGGATGCGGTCGATCCTGTGAGCATTGCCGCATCTGACTTTGGGAATGACGAGGAGGAGTTCGGGACATGAGCAAAGGAGGACATCTATGAAATGGGTAAATGTTAGAGGATCAAACGCCGACTTCGCTAAGCCGCGTAATTGGGATGAGGAGCGCGACGGTCCATGCGGCACGCTGCCGGTGCGTGTCGAGCCGGTCGGTCTCTATAACTACCATTACAGCGCGTGGAAGCCGGACGCCGAAGAATTGGCGCTACTCAATGGCGGCGGCGTCGTCGAGCTTTGCTGTGTCGGCCAACAGCCGCCGGTTTCCGTGGGTGTTGTGCCTGAGTTCATTCCCGTGACGCCGAGTAGTGGGAATGTCTTTGAGGACTTGAGCCTCCCTGACGCTGATGCTTTGCTCAAGGAAGCTGTGGGCCAAATAACTGACGAGAACCAGCACAAGGAGGCGTGACAGTGGGTGACCGCTATTATCCTGACAGCGATCTACAGGGCTGGCGACAGGGCGGCAACAATCGAGAATATCCAGGGTATCGCATGGAGCGTTTTATCTGTTGCGAGAACGATCCCGACTGCGATGCGCCGTGCGTCGCGCATCCGTGGGGCACCGAGGAGGGCGAGGAAGAACGCTTCCGACGCGGGCGTGGCGCTATCCGCATGTCGCGGCTGTTGCTCGCCATCGGTTTGTTTTTTGGCACCCTCTATATTGTGGTATGTCTATGGCCGTGAACCGACGCTCGTTTCTCGCTCGCACCGCTTCCTTGGGGCTGTTTTACGGCCTAGGCTACAGCATCGTTCGTGCGCAAGGGTTTGATCGTCCGGCCGATCCGACTGACAATATCGAGTATATTGATGAGGACCGCGCTCGGTGGTTTGAGGCGCTCACGCGCACTGATGTCGTGGATGACAAGGCAAACGGCACCGTCGTCGAAGCGGCGCCGCAGAGTTGTTGCAATGCTGGCGATGGCTACCCGATCATCATCGACGAGGATGCCTATCCGCCGCACAGTGGCAAAGAGGAGAACGGCACCGCGCATGTTATAGACCCGAGCGCAAAGATCATCATGGTGCCAAACGGCAAGGAAGCGGACGGTTCGACCCATTACACTCCGAAGTATCGCCCGGCGATCACCGGCAATCTGACGTTCCATTTTTCCGGCAACAAGATCACGCGCGAGATTGAAGGCAATCCGACCAAGACGGCGTGGCTATTCGCGAAGGTCGGCTATCCGAGTGAGGGCATGGACGCCGGTCAAATAAAGATCGTCTACTGTATCGTTCCACTGCCGCCGAGTGCCTAATGATCTCCCACCGCTCAGCTACGTTGCGTTAACCATCTGGATTGATGCCTATTGACGCCGAGTCCGAAGTCTGAATCAATGCGAACGGCTGACGAGGTACGAGCCAACAATTCCCCGCTAAGAGCGGTTTTTGGTCACGATTCTTGTCAGCCACTTGACACTTAGACTCAGGCGTGGTTACACGATTCCATGATTCCGAGATTCACGACGCTGCTCAGAGCTAGAATCCTGCCCCGTGATAGGGGCGGCGATATAGAGCGCGGACGCGAGTTTCGTCTTGAGGATGTTTACAGAATTGGTAAGCCTTTGCGAGACCAATGTCGTCCTCTCAAACACGTGGAATCTTATGAGGCTACATCTCGGTGTTGTCTCGAAAGGTTACGCGACAATGACGGACTTCGTTTTCTTGACAACGACGCCACGTATATGTGGCCGTCAGTAGACCGCTACGGCGGTAGGAGTATGAACATGTTAGACCAAACTAGAACCGAGGGTGTGATAGGCGCAAAGTTGAGAGAGGCTATCGCGGCTAAGGAAACGGCGATAAAGGAAGGTCGTATGCGCCGTACAGGTGCTCCCGGCGCATTCGCCGATAAGGTGATTATCCCGGACATACCGTTTACGGAGGCGGCATTGCCGCCGGACCTTGGCCGGTGCCCGCCGTGGGCGGCCGGGTTATTCGTTGTCAAGTGGGTCAGGGTTTCTCTCTTTGATTTGCCGGACTACCACGGCAACCGCTCGCCATGGAAAAACCAGACACGCCGCAACGCTCTTAACGGGCATCTGCGGCGTCGCGGGGGTTTTGACCTGTCGATCATGGACCCTCTCGTCGGAAACCTCAACTCCAAAACAGGCCGTATCAATATCATTTGTGGCGCTGGTCGGTGGTGGATGGCGGAGCAACAGAAGGATCGCCCGGTTACTTCCTTGCCGGTGCGGCTCGCCGTTGACCTGTCATACGAGAAGGAGCGCGACTGGTATAAATGGGACCTGAAAGAGCGCACTAAAGGTTCGCCGCTCGACGAATGGCTTGCGGATCGTGGCACTAACGAAATGACCGACAAGATAATGACGTGTGTCGAGAAAAATAAGTTCGAGATTACCGGCGGTCGAAAGGCGGCAAAAGGTCACCATATATCGCTCAATGCTTGCGTGCTTGCGTGGTATATGGGCGACGAGACAACGGATGTGCTTGATTTGGTACTCAACCATGTCAAGAATACTTCGTGGGGCAGCTCCCCAAATGTCACCAGCACTCATATGGCATTTCTTGCTGTGCTGATCGGCCGCAATCGCGCGGTTTTTAGGACCAAAAACGCAAGTGATCGGCTACGCGAGACTATGAACGGGATGACGCCGGGAGCACTTCACAAGGACGCCTTCTCTAACGCGGCCGACCGCGAAATTAGGAAGGCTCAGCCCCGGCATCTAGCGTGGTTGATGGGCGGCCCCTTCTTGGAGACGAAGAAGATCGGCTATAACGCGCGACTCGGAGCGGCGAATAAGATCAAGTCGAGCAGTCTTGTGTTCGAATGGCCGAAGGATCATCAAGACTACAAGCGGCTTCGCGATGTGTATTGGCCGTATCCGCCGAAGCCGGACACTGACGACTGATACAAACGTTCTTGAGTTCATCAAATCGGCGACTCGCGCGGTCGCCGATTTGTTTTTGTACAACGTGCCCCGTTCTTAACTACTCTCCGAATAAATCTAAAACGAAATCAGACACTTGACAGGCCGTTGCAAATCGGCCACACACATCCTTGCCTAGTCTAGTTGGGTTACACCGTGGCTGAACTCTACAAACTGACATTTCCGAATGGCCGGGCGTATATCGGGGTCGCGCTAAACGCGAGACGGCGATTTCAACAACATTGCGCGGCGAGAACCGAGGTTGGTTCGGCTATTCGGTTAGTCGGTCGTGAGCAGGTCGCACTTTGTGTTCTTGTTGTTGGGACTTCGGAATATCTTTATGGACTTGAACCGCGCGCTATTGAAGTCTTTCAAACTCGTTGGCCTCTTGGTTTGAATTTAGCGGCTGGCGGGGAGCGCGGGCGCAACGGTAAAAATAGACTGCCGCGAAGTCTTGAAAAACAGTCTCAGGCTATGCGCGGAAAAAGACATCCACAGACTACCGAGACGCGTGCCCGAATAGCTGCAACTCTTACAGGGCGTAAACATTCGCCCGAGTCGATAGAAAAAATGCGCGGTCCTAGACATGGGCCAGAAGCGCGTATGAGAATATCTCGCGCTCAACTTGGGAAGAAAAAGCCACCGCGCTCATTTGAGCACCGGCAGAATCTATCTCGCGCCAGATTGCCGCCAATGGGATCGCGGTTAGGGCGCACCATTCCAGCGCGGAGCTTGTGCAGGATTTGGAAAGCGGTTTCGCGTCTAAGACCAAGCTGGCGCTGGAACTGCACTGTCGAAATGCCCGGAGTCGAGGTTGCCGCAAGGTAGGCACCCCAAAACCAAGTCGCCAGTGGCGTCCTGGTGTCCTGCATAACCGTTCCGGCGGTCAGCGGCGCGTCCGCTTGACAATGGCGGCATCGGAGCACCCGCCCGGATACTTCACGCCTTCAAGCCATTTGGCGCAAGCAGCGTCATCCGGGAACAGTTTTTGGAACTGTGGCAGGGTGCGCGGGAAAGGCTGGTTTTCCCACTGGAAAATGTCATGGCGTGAGGCGGCTATTGTCATGAGTCCAATATAGTGCTAGTAGGCTTGGGTGTCAACCGGAAAAGCATGTCTCGCATTGCGTAAAGACAGTTCGACTTGACAATACCAACAAAAACAGTCATCAAACAGTTGCCTAAGACTTGTTGAAACAGTGAACAGAGAAAGGATGTGGTCTCATGGCAAAAGCAACGAGAAAACGACTCATCACGCCGCGCTTCCGGGTATCGTTCCCGGACGTATTTGAAAAGCGCGTGTTTCAGGGACAGAGCGAGGAGAGTGCCCGCTTTTCTTGCGCTGCACTGTTCGAAGGCTTCGCGGTCGGCCCTCTCAAGACCGGCGGCACCGGCACTCTTATCAAGGTGCCCGAATCTTGGTCCAAGCAAGAGAAGGACTATTGGGCGGCGTTGATCGCCGAGTGCAATCGGGTCTCCATGGACGCCTTCAAAAAGCCGATGGGGGAACTGGATCGCAGCGTCTACAAGCTGCCCTTCCATCGCGGCGAAGAAAAGGAATACACGGGCTACGGTCCGGGTATTGTCTACGTCACCATGTCGGCGAAGAAAGTGAAGCCACAAGTGGTGCACGCACGCGATCTGAACACCGGCATCGGTGCCGACGAGTTCTACGCCGGCTGTTACGCGCGGGCGACGGTCACGCCGTTCGCGTTCAACAATATCGGCAAGGGCATTGCGCTCGGGCTGAACAGCTTGAAGAAGCTGAGCGAAGGCGAGCGTCTTGACTCGGTTCGTTCGGCCGCAGACGACTTCGGCGCAGACACCGAGGAGTTTGCCGACGAGAGCGATGCTGGCGGCACAGAGGCCGTCGAGGACACCGCCGCCGACTTCGAGTAAGCAAACACAGTGGGGCGGGGAACAGGCCTTCCGCGTGCGCACGCGGCTCGCCCCACTGCTAGGGGTCCTTTCCGAACTTGCCGCCTCCCGATGTTATCGGGAGCAACAGCCAAGCTAAGGACTGGACTGGCCGAACGGAAGCGTAGAGTAACCTACGCTTCCGTCACTTTCTCCCGGAGAGGCGGATGGCGTCACCACAAGCTCACAGGGCAGCATGAGCAAAGCAGTTGTAAATTTCAAAATTGAGCGTGCCGCCGAGGCCGTCGAGAGTCTGACCGTCGCAGTTTGCGCGGCCCAAGGGCATCCAGCGCCGTCCAAAGAATTCATCAACGTGATCGACGCGCGTCAAGAGTTGCGCGAAGCATTCACTGAGTTTCTTGCCCCGACGCTCCGCGTTGTACCTTATGAGGCTCCCCCGGAGCCAACGAAGAAGCCACCCCGCGATGACTCGATACCGATGACGAGAAAGTAATGAACATCTATGCGACCCTGAATGGCGGCGTCGGCGACATGCTCTTGCGCATGGCACAGCCGGGCAACGACTTGGGGTACTTTGCCGACCTGAAATCGCGTGGCGATCACACGACCATGCTACAGGTCGCAGGCAATCACGAGTTCTCCGTCGATTTGTTCGCCGGTATGCAGCACATAGATAGCGTTGTGTATAGGTCGCGACCGATTCCCTGCTTCCCCGGCTTTCGGCGACTCAATCACAGCCATATCTCGGGTTTGAAGTGGGCGGCTCCTGAGATTGTGCTCGACGCCGACGAACAGCGCATTCTCGCCGATGTCATGCGCGAGCCTTACGTCGCGGTCCATATGTTCGGATCGCACCCCCACAAAATCCCGGCGAAGTGGGGTGTGTTACTTGCCGCATTGCGTGAGGCTCGGATACGAACGATACTGCTTGGCAGTGAAACCCAAGATGACCTGCCTCCTAAGTTGCGGCTGCATGTCGCGGTTGCTCAACGCGCTCGCAAGTTTATTGGGACACTGAGTTGCTTCAACTGCGCGGCGCAGATTGCGAAGGTTCCGTCGTTTGTCATCGTCAACCGCTCACTGCAAGACGGGACCATTTATCCTCTGATGCGGGCGAACCGAGCGCGCATCGAACCTTGGAACCTCGGACCCGGCAGGAAGTCTATCGAGCAAATTTACCACGAGGCGGCTGAGTGGGCGAAAATCTGAAATTCGTCGAAACAGACGGTGGTCGGGCGGCGGCGGGCTTCGAGGGCGACGCAGGTGATTGCGTGGTGCGTGCCATCGCCATTGCAGCCGAGCGCCCGTACAGGGAAGTCTACAACAGGCTCCGCTACCAGACCGGCCGTGTGCGCCACAGCAAGCGCCGTCCGAGTCCCGAGAACGGTATCGTCACAGCATACCCATGGTTCAAGGTGTACATGGCTGAGCTTGGATTTCGGTTCATAAGCTCCGCCGTACTTCCGAACAATGGACGCATAGTGGTGGAGACCGCCGATCACGCATTCGCGATCATCGCCCATGACGGCGAGTTCGAAGTACATGACACGCATATGAAACGGGTGCTCGCCCCTCGGCGGGGCTACTGGATTAAACGGCTCCCAGGAGTGAAGGCGTGATGGGTCGTCGAAAATTGACATCTTATCGGGCGAGGTACAGATGACCGTGTATCTGGACTTCGAGACTCGTTCTCCTGTTGATCTGACGAAGCTCGGGGCGTGCCGCTATGCGTGGGACGCCTCCACGGCTGTCCTCTGCATGTGTTGGGCTTACAATCACGACGAGGAAGTCCATCTGTGGCACCGACGCCATGAGGACAAGGGCGTTTGCTGGACCGAGCGAAGCGAGCGCCCCGACGAACTGATCGAGCGCATCAAGGGCGGCGAGCTTGTCGAAGCGCACAACGCCAAGTTCGAATACGTCATCTGGAACTTCGTGCTCATGCGCGAGTTTCCCGAGTTGTTTGATGTGCCGCTGCAAGTGGAGCAGATGCGCTGCTCCGCCGCGAAGGCGTCGTGCCTCTCGCTGCGCCGCAAGTTGGGCGACGCGGCGAACGACATCGGCTTGACCGAACGTAAAGATGTGGATGGCTCCCGGTTAATCAACAAGCTCTCGAAACCGATGAAGCCGCGCAAGAAGAAAGGCGTGGTGCCCTCAACCGAACTGACTTGGTGCGAGGAAGAAATTGAGCATCGCCGCAACTGGAATTACTGCGCGCAGGATGTGCGCACCGAACGTGCGCTGTCCGACTTCTGCCCGGAAATGACCGAGCGCGAGCTTGAATACTGGCGGATGGACTTCCGCATGAACATGCGCGGGATCAAGCTCGACAAAGCCGCCGCCGAAGATGCTATCGAGTTATGCCGACGCGAAGTCGTGCGGCTAGACGGCGAAATGCAAGACCTGACCGGCGGTCGAGTGCTCGGAGGCTCCAAACGAATCGCGTTCCGTGCCTGGGCGAATGAACAAGTAGCCGAACTTAATAAAACAACTCAGCCGAGCAAGTCTCGCGCGCTGGTAGACAGCGCAATGGAACCGCTCGCCGACACGCGAGCCGACACGCTCAGTTTCGCTTTACATGGTGTCCCTACGAAAGCCGCCGAGGAAGCTAAGGTTGCGCGCAAGCCCGAAATGGACAAGCTCTGGCAGAGCCGAGGAACTATAGGTGCTACGCTTAAGAAGGCAATGGAAATCTGCCTCGAAGTCAACCGGTCGTCAGTCGCCAAGTTCAAGACCATGAGAGATTCCGTGTGTCCAGATGGTCGGCTGCACGACATCATGCTCTATAACGGTGCCGACCGCACAGGCCGCTGGTCGGGGCAAGGCGTCCAGCCCCATAACTTCGTGCGTGGCTACATGAAAGAAATGGGGGAGTACACCCTCGCCGACAAAGATGATCCCGAGCGCGGCGAAAAACCGAGTGTGTGGGAAACCCTGCTCACCCGAGACGAATTAGGCGACCTCGACCTGGACTTCATTACGTTGATCGAGGGCGCGCCGCTGCCGGCTCTCGCGAAGGCGTGTCGCGGGGCATTGATCGCCAGCGACGGCAAGGAACTGTATGCAGCCGACTTCAAAGCCATCGAAGCGCGCAAGCTCGCATGGATGGCTAATTGTACATCGCAACTCGACTTGTTCCGAAATAAGGGCGATCCGTATCTCGCGATGGCAAGTGCCATATACGGTCGAGAAATAACAAAGGCTGACAAGATGGAGAGGCAACTAGGTAAAAAATGCTTCGCCGCCGACACTAGAGTATTGACGGATCGGGGTATTATGCCTATAGTCGAAGTTCTCGCTAGTGATCGGCTATGGGATGGTAAAGAATGGGTAACACACGACGGTCTAGTAGATCGGGGCGTAAGAGAGGTTTGTTTGTTCGGAGGAACATGGGCAACCCCGGAGCACCCGGTGTCCGGTGGGGGAAATTGGTATCATTGGGAATCGCTGGCACAAGACGAAAATATAAGCCTCCGAGCATTGGCGTACGCTTCGGGGAACTTACCATCCGGGGGTACGCATACGGAATCCGTGGCGGGGTTGTCGGCGCGGTCGCCTCATGTTCATGCGGCGCTCCGTTTCATTTGGTCTATTTTCCAAACCTGCGTGCCGGACGTTCGACTCGATGTAATAAATGCGCTAAAAAAGCTGCGGGGCATTGGAGAAAGCATTTTTGGGGGTATGCTGACATCGTGCCCAACGACGCTCATCGGGTTCGGCTCCTTAACAGGATTTCAGCTTGCATTGGACGATGTTCAAGTTCTGGCAACCCGGCATGGGAGCACTACGGAAAGCGGAGGATCAAAGTCTGGCCCGCTTGGCTTAAGGATAGACGAAAATTTCTCAGGTATTTGGTCACGCTACCGGGGTGGGACAACTCCATTCTCGAACTTGATCGTAAAAACAATGACCGAGGCTATCAACCAGGGAATTTGCATTTCACAACTAAAAAACAAAATATGGCAAACCGTCCAACGGTTGCAGACTTGCGCAGACGGATCGCGTATCTTGAAGCGTGTCTACGACATTGCAAATGCCGGTCCTAGGCGCCGTTTCACTATTATAACAGATGTTGGACCTCTAATTGTTCATAATTCGGTTTTGGGCCTCGGGTACAATATGGGATGGGAGAAGTTCCAACTTACCGTCTGGAACGAGGAAGGTATTTGGCTCGACGATGCATTCTGCAAGAAGGTCGTTCAAATCTACCGTAAGAAGCAATGTCCCGAAATGCCGGTGCTGTGGAAAGCAATCGAACGCGCCGCCATCGCAGCGGTGCAAGAGGGCGACGAGCACGTTGCTATTCCCGGTCCCGGCCAAGTCTCTTACTTTGTCAACGGGCGCTTCTTACATTGTCGGTTGCCGAGCGGTCGTCTGCTTGCATATCTTGATCCCGAAGTCCACGAACGGATCAATTATCGCTACATGGCGAAGAATGAGCGTGGAACACCGTGCTTGGTGACGTTCCAGTCGAAGATCGGCGTCCCCATGAGCCGGGTCAAGCGCCACGCCGAGCAGATTGCCGAGCGTCAACGCAAGACCCTGAATGGCGAACAACCCGAAACCTTCCTGTCGCCCCACCTGTCGTTCATGGGGCGCCACATCGTCACGAAAGAGTGGAAAAGGCTCGGAACGCACGGTGGGTCGCTCACTGAAAACGCCGACCAAGCGTCGAGCCGGGACCTTCTCGCCGAAGCGATGTATAGGGTTGACCAAGACGAGCGGTTCGATTTACTCTTGAGTATTCACGACGAGGTTATCGCGGAAGCCCCCATCGGAACCATGAAGGTTTCCGAGTTTGAGTCTATCATGAGCGAGGTTCCAATATGGGCGCCGGGGATGCCAATAGAGGCGGAGGGCTGGATAGGCCCACGGCTGCGCAAATGACCCAATCACAGCCGGGTACGCACCTGTTAATCGAATTGCTCAGCAAGTTTGCCGCTGAGGATGAACCGTCGAGTCTACGACGGGCGACTATGCTGGATGCTGTGGACGTTCTCCGAGCCACAACCACTCGACAGCGGGCGAAAAATCCGCTAGAGGACCCGGAGTTAGAAGCGGTCTCATATTCGACAGCGACTATTGAAGAAGAAAAGAAACTGCGGCTCACCCTCTACAAGAATCCCGGTCAGAAGGACCCGCTCGGCTACATGATCCTGCAATGCGAAGAAATCTACGACGTAGCGATGCACTTGATGGGGAACTACGACAAACTCGAAGGGATCAAATGAATGGTTTTGGTTAGCGGAAGTATCGGCGACATGCGGTTCGGCCTAGCGCCACCCGCGCCGAAAGACCCCCACGAGACCGAGTACAAGGCGGCGGAGTTTATCGAGACCTACACGGGGCGACCTT